ACCAGTTTGATTTATTCGCAGGCATGGTTGAACCATCTGTATGCAACAGTGTTTATGCCGGAGTCTGTGAGTGAGGATAAAAAAATGAAAGAGCGCCCTATCATCTTCAATGCCGCAGATGTTAACGCCATCCTGAGCGGTCGCAAGACGCAGACGTGGCGTCCAGTTAAGTTTCCGTTTATTGATCGCAATATTGGGTGCGAACTATCCGGCAATGAACTTGCTGGTGAGATTGCCGCTGGTAACTTTTGGAATAGTACTTTCGGGCAGCCAGGCGATCGGCTCTGGGTGCGGGAGTCATATCAAGGCCCGCTAATACCTGAAGAGGAAATTAGCGATTTAAATGGCGCTAACCCTGACAAGTTTTACACGCCTAAATATTGCGAATACGCCGCTGATGGTGGCCCGAGACCTGAGTATGTGGATAGAGATGACAATACCAGACATGGCTGGCGCCCATCAATCCACATGCTGCGCTGGGCCAGCAGAATTACGCTGGAAATCACCGGCGTGCGCGTTGAGCGGTTGAATAGCATTAGCCAAGAGGATGCACAGGCTGAGGGAATGGAGCTTACAGGATGGCGACCGACTTACTCAGACCCTGATAGCGGAGGTGACGTGATGACGCCTTATGACAACTTCGCCACTCTTTGGGCTTCCATCTACGGCGAGGAAAGTTGGCAGGCTAACCCGTGGGTTTGGGTCATTGAGTTTAAACGCGTGGAGGATAAATCATGAAAATAATGCAACCAATGTCTGTAGAGCGCGACGATATGGGGTACTGGACGCATCCTGACTTCTTCGAGCCTGCCAATGGCAACGAGTTCGGTGTTCCAGGTGAGTTTGATGCATGGCTTGAGGCGCAAGGCCTGGAGTGTTCAATCCTCTCCCTTGAGTCTGATAATGACGAACTGGCAGAGCAGTATGCCGATGGCGAGCTAGATGGTGACGTAACAACTTGGAGCCCGTCACAGCCCGCCGGTGAAGGCTGGTTTATCGGTTCCATTCATGACACCGAAGATGGACCGTACTGTATCTGGTTTAGAAAAACAGGATCAGCATCATGACCAATAAAACCATTCTGGACATGTGCTGCGGCTCCCGCATGTTCTGGTTTAACCGCGAAGATCCGCGTGCTGTTTTCGTCGATATTCGTTCTGAGAGCCATACGCTCTGCGACGACCAGCACCTGGAGATAAAGCCAGACCTGGTTGCAGAATTCCGCGCATTACCGTTTGCAGATGATAGCTTTCAGGTTGTTGTTTTCGACCCGGCTCACCTCACCCGCTGCGGACCAAATGGCTGGCAGGGGAAGAAATACGGGATCCTCTCAAAGTCATGGAAAAAGGACTTAATCGAGGGATTTACCGAAGCGTTCCGCATGATGCGCCCGGCGGTCTACTCATCTTCAAATAGAATGAAACCCATATTTCGACGCGGGAAATTATAAAGCTTTCCCCAGTGCCGCCGATGTTCGGTCATCCGTCCGGTGCGCGGGCCAAGACCAATTGGTTAACATTTATTAAAGGTTTTGTATAAGTAATAAAACCTCAGAACAGCACCTAACCCCACCAAAATAAATCAACAAACCAAAGTAAAATCAGCAAGTTAATAACTTATTTTATATGGCATTCAATTAATTCCATTGAAAGCTTAAATATTCATGCTATAAATTATTTTCATGCTTTATCAATGTTAACAGATCGTCAAATATGGGCATAGTTAGTCAGCTGTGCCATTTAACTACTTCCAATCGGAAATAATAGCCTATGTCGAGCAGCGAAAGTGACCTGAGAGATACCAAAATATTTAACGATATAGTGGGCTTTTTCGGGCCTGGTACTGCGACACCTCGCACATACTCCAGCGCTAAAAAGAGCAAATCATTCCGATCCGTACTTATCAATTTCGCCAATTATACAACTTTCGATTTGGCAATTAGCGAGGTTGAAGGTCCATTTGGTCAACATGCTCCTAATACAAGTGAGCTCTTGGATTATTGTGGAAAAGGGGGTTACGTTCAGTGGTTGGCTGAGATTGACTATGATGGGGATATAAATATCTCAATGAACTTCGCTCTCCGGGCAACAAAACACTCTCCTCTTGTCGATGAATCAACACTTCCATTTAGTTTAAATGCTTTGGTTGAAGGTCGGGATGCACAAGCCACTCTAGCTTGGCTTGATGGTAATGAATTCGACCAAATAGTTGGTGGCAAAGAACTGAGGCTGCGTAAGACTATCTATGAGCCGGGATCTGATGAACGCACTATATTGAATGTCAAAATCGAGCAAGTCGGTTATGGGGGCAACTAGTACGCACCAATAATTAGCAGGGCCAGAAGTAGAAACCGGCATCAACCAACCTCGCAAATGCGGGGTTTTTTATTGCCAAAATTCCGAGGTAATCATGACTAAATTCGATGAGTACATGGATGAATATGTGGACGACGTAGGAGGGATGACTATTAAGCGACGTCACACAATGAGTCTGCCACGTGTTGAGGCTCTCAGGAGGGTGTTTGATGACATCTATCAGCGAGGTTATGACGACGCTATCCGGCAAGCGATAAAGCCGAAATCAAAACGAGCCGCATAGAGCGGTTTTTTTATGCCTGAAATTTGAGGTAGTCCCCAATGCAAACTCACGAATTAAAGATAAAGCCTGAGCACTTCGACCCCGTATTTAGCGGAAAGAAAACCGCAGAGCTAAGGAAAAATGACCGCGATTACAAAGCAGGTGACCTTCTCAAGTTGCGTGAGTTTTGGTATGGGGATTACACAGGAAGCTATGTATGGCGGCGGATAACACACGTTGCCGACGTAGGTGATTTTGCAGAGGGTTACGTGCTGTTGAGCATGACACCCGCGACACTTTTTGAAACAGCGAGGGCAGCATAATGGCTGACATCATCGACGCAGCAAACCAAGAATATGACCAACACCTCACTGCGGCGATTGCCAACCGCGCCAAACCTTTACCACCCTCACCCATTTGCAGGAACGGTGATTGTGGTGAGCAGTCATTGCCAGGAACAAGCTATTGCTGCAGTGAATGCCGGGAAGATGCTGAGAAGGTTGAACGGGCTAAACAGCAAAGGAAGGCGGCATGAGCTATCAACTTAATGCAGGTCGTTGTGAAGACGTGCTGAGCATCTATCGCGACAACTTTTTCGACTCTATTGTCACTGACCCGCCTTACGGACTCAGCTTCATGGGGCAGAAATGGGATTACCAGGTACCAACTGTTGAGCAGTGGGTTGAGTGTTTTCGAGTTCTCAAGCCAGGCGGTTATTTACTTGCCTTCGGCGGTGCACGCACTTATCACCGCCTTGTCGTTAACATCGAGGACGCAGGTTTCGAGATCCGCGATCAAATCATGTGGCTATACGGTAGCGGGTTCCCGAAGTCGAAAAACTTAACGGGCGAGCACCAGGGTAAAGGCACGGCTTTGAAGCCAGCGCACGAACCAATTGTTATGGCAAGAAAGCCACTACAGGGGACGGTAGAACAAAACGTAATAGAGTTCGGTACCGGCGCGTTGAACATAGATTTAAGCCGGATACCAACAACTGAGGCGCTTAAGGGTGGAGCCGGAGGATTGCTTTCGAACATTAGGGACAACCAGCCAGCAGACGGTCCCGATTGGAACGCCGCCGAGCTTGGTCGCTGGCCAGCGAATGTAATGCACGATGGTAGCGATGAAGTGATTTCACAATTCCCTCAAAAAGCTGGGGCACTGGCTGCTGTTACCGGGAAAGAGCCGTCCGCTAATGGATTTTCCGGAACTGTATCTTTCGGTGGCATGAAAGGCCGTACCGCTCACCACCACCACGGAGATGAAGGAAGTGCCGCCAGATTTTTCTACTGCGCCAAGGTCAATAAAACAGAGCGTGATGAAGGTATGGAACGGTTTATACCAGTTTCAGCATCAGATATGACAGGCGGGAGGAAGGAAGGTAGCGCAGGCCTAAATGATCCACGAGCTGGGGCAGGAAGAACTAACGGTGCCAGAAACAACCATCCCACAGTTAAGCCAACAGAGCTAATGCGCTATTTATGCCGCCTTATAACACCTGCTGGCGGTACCGTTCTGGATCCATTTATGGGGTCAGGTTCGACGGGTAAAGCTGCAGTATTAGACGGCTTCAATTTTATTGGTATCGAATTAGATGCCGATCACCTTACTACTGCGGCGGCAAGAATTGCTCACTCATTTAAAAAAGAGTCAGAGCCTAAATCCGAAGAACCTGCGCAAGTCGCTGCTGAATTGCAGGAGGTGCAGGAGGTGCAGGAGGTGAATAATAAAATTTGGCCGGCAGAAGTCGCCTTCCTGTTTGACCAAGTGCCGGATGCCGCCGCCTTGGCTGAGCCTCTGCAGCTCAAAATAAAACATCATATTAACCGTCTTAAACTCGATGGACTGCCCACAGCTGAGATTATTACCACTGTGGTCGGGCTGGTTGAATCAATGGGAGCAACAGCATGAAAGAAATCATCGTTGATAACTTCGCAGGGGGCGGCGGGGCCAGCACCGGAATTGAAATGGCAACCGGCCGCAGCGTCGATATCGCTATCAATCACGACGAAAACGCGATCGCTATGCACAGCACCAACCATCCAGAAACGCTGCATTACTGTGAATCGGTGTTCGATGTGGACCCTATCGCGGCGACTGCCGGCCGTCCGGTCGGCCTTGCCTGGTTCAGTCCTGACTGCCGTCATTTCAGCAAAGCCAAAGGAAGCAAACCGGTAAAAAAAGAGATCCGTGGGCTGGCATGGATTGTGATCCGCTGGGCACTGGCGAAGCGACCGCGCGTGATGATGTTGGAGAACGTCGAAGAGTTTAAAACGTGGGGTCCGCTGGTAGTCGCCGAAG